GGACGGCGGTATTATTCCTGGTCGTGACGCGCTTCAGGCGCAGACGGATTTTATACGTCATGAGATGGAGACTAATCCTTCGTACGAGCGGACGCGTGATCGGTTTTTGGCTAATCCTGACGTTGAGGCGGGCGAGGCGGCGCGTGTTTTGGGGGATAACTACATTCGTTGGGCCCGCAGGGATCCTGAGTATGCGGCTTCTGGCAATCAGCGGATCAAGGATGGTTACGCTCTTTTGGGCGGCGAGGGTCTTGAGTCTCTGAACTTGGATCTTGTTCGCCCTAATTCTCGTCCGGACACGAATGGTGGTGTTGAGGCGTTGTTGCGGAAGTTACTTGAGGAGGACGGTGGTTCGGAGGGCAAGGACTACGACAAGACGATGTCTGGTTTGATGCAGTTGGAGAAAGCGTTTAGTGCGCCTGAGACCAGCCTCCGTCCGGTGGCTCGTCCTGCTTCTGTTCAGCGTGGCAGCGGCGGTGATCCGTTGTCTCGGTTTGAGGGTTTGGCGAGTTTGGCTGGTCAGTAGTGGGTGTGGGTGAAATACACTTGGCGGACCGTTGGTTTTTTGTGTATAAAGAGCACAGAAAATCCAGAACGGCATTGCGTCTGGTGAAAAGTTTTTACGAGCGCCTTGGTTTGTCTAGGGTTGGCTCGCTTTATATGGAGGTTTAAATGCGCGCAAACAACCTTATTTTGAACGGGATCAGTGAACATGGCACGTAATTTTGACGCGGATATGGGCACTGGTGGTTCGACTAACTACAGCAGCGCTCCGACTAGTAGCCCCCGCCCTCCAACCCGCCCTACGACTACTAGCAGTAACACCGGACCTCCAAGTACTAGCAGCTCCAGCAGCTCTAGCAGCAGCGGCACCAGGGCTGCTGCTGAAGCCGCGGGAAGAGCTGCCGCTCGCAGAAGAAGGGAACGCGCGAGGGCTGCGGCTGCTGCTAAGGCTCGAGAAGAGGCGACTGCTAGGGCGACTGCTGCTGCGCGGGCCGACAAGGATCGCCGGGACAGGGCTGCTGCTAAGGCTCGAGAAGAGGCGACTGCCAGGGCTTCTGCTGCTTCTGCCGCGGCTGCTCGTGAGAGGGCTGACAAGGCTCGACGGGACAAGGCTGCTGCTAAGGCTCGAGAAGAGGCGACTGCTAGGGCTTCTGCCGCCGCTGCCCGCGAGAGGGCTGACAAGGCTCGCCGTGATGCCGCTGCTGCCAGTGCCCGAGAAGCGGCGACTGCTAGGGCTGCCGCTGCTGCGGCTCGTGAGAGGGCTGACAAGGCTCGCCGTGAAAAGGCTGCTCGTGACGCCGCTGCTGCTAAGGCTCGAGAAGAGGCGACTGCTAGGGCGACTGCCGCTGCGGCTCGTGAGAGGGCTGCTCGTGAAAAGGCTGCTCGTGATGCCGCTGCTGCTAAGGCTCGAGAAGAGGCGACTGCTAGGGCGACTGCGGCTGCCGCTGCCGAGAGGGCGGCTCGTGAGAGGGCTGCTCGTGAAACCCGCATCAGAGAAATTGCGACCACCGCGAACGCTGCGACCACCGCGAACGATGTAAACAATTTATACGAGAACACTGCGAACAGATTTACGCCCAATGACGGCAAGGAGTATGTTGACGGTGTGTTGGTTGATATCGACGGGAACCCTGTAAACAATTTTTACGAGGAAACTGCGAACAGGTTTACGCCCAATGACGACAAAGAGTATGTTGGCGGGGCGTTGGTTGATAGCGACGGGAATGCTGCGAACAATTTCTACGAGGACACTGCGAACAGATTTACGCCGGAGGACGGCAAAGAGTATGTTGGCGGTGTATTGGTCGATAGCGACGGAAACGAAGTAAACAGTTTCTACGAAGATCTGTTGAACAGGCTCACGCCTAATGACGGCAAGGAGTATGTTGACGGTGTGTTGGTCGATAGCGCTCCCTCCGGCGGTGGCGCGGACGGCGATGCGGATTACACGAATGCTCCTCCACCATCCGGTGGCGGCGGGTCATCGGCCCCTGTCGAGGAAGTTATTGCTGTCGAAGAGGAAGTCGATCCGTGTCCCGAGGGCTACATGATGGATCCAGAAACCAAAACTTGCGTGATTGACCCGTTCCAGACGCCGTTTGCAGAGGCCCCTGTTATGCAGCCGTCGCTGCCAGCGCCGACAGGCGCGGCGTACACAGGGGTTAACCCACTGATGGCCCTGCCGACATTGGCCCCTGGACCGCAGTCTGGGTTTGCTGTACCAACACCCACAATACAACCAATTACAGTTGGTCAACAAGGGCTCGCGTCTTTACCAGTTAGAAACGGCTAATGAACCTACAGGCTTTACCCGAGGAAGCATTAAAAGAGATCTTGGCCTTAACCGAGGCCAAGAAACGTCTTGAGCTACGTGAACTTGCGTCTGAAAAGTTTATGCCGTTTGCTCACCACGTCTATGAAAACTTCATCGAGGGTCAGCACCACCGCGTTATTGCTGAAAAACTTGAGCAGGTTGCACAAGGTAAGATCAAGCGCTTGATTATCAACATGCCTCCTCGGCACTCGAAGTCAGAGTTTGCATCCTACTTGATGCCTGCTTGGTTTCTAGGTAGAAACCCTAAGTTGAAAATCATTCAGGCCACGCACAACACTGAGTTGGCGGTACGATTTGGCCGTAAGGTGCGGGACTTGATTGATGACCCCGCCTACAAAGAGATATTTCCTGAGACGAACCTCAAGGAAGACAACAAAGGCGCGGGTAAGTGGAGCACCACAGCGGGTGCGGAGTACTTTGCGGCGGGTGTTGGCGCGGCTATCACGGGCCGTGGCGCGGATTTGCTGATTATTGACGATCCGCACTCGGAGCAAGATGCGTTAAGCGAGACTGCATTTGATAACGCCTATGAGTGGTACACTTCTGGCCCTCGTCAGCGTCTTCAGCCGGGCGGATCCATCATTTTGGTCATGACTCGCTGGGGTAAAAAGGACTTGACAGGTCGTTTACTTGCTGCGCAGGGCCAAGATGTAATGTCGGATCAGTGGGAAGTTGTGGAATTTCCTGCTATTTTGCCATCAGACAACCCGTTATGGCCTGAGTTCTGGGACAAAGACGCTCTGCTCTCGATCAAGGCGTCCTTGCCTGTTGGTAAGTGGAACGCGCAGTGGCAGCAGACGCCTACTTCTTCTGAGGCCGCGATCATCAAACGGGAGTGGTGGCTTGACTGGGACAGGGAGAAGATTCCTCCGTTGAGCTACATCATCCAGTCATATGACACTGCGTTTTCTAAGAAACAGACTGCCGACTATTCTGCGATCACGACTTGGGGGGTCTTTAAGCCCGAGGAGGGTGGACCGGACCACGTTATTTTGCTGGACGCGAGGCGTGGTCGGTGGAATTTCCCTGAACTCAAAGAGATTGCTTACGAGGAGCACGAGTACTGGGAGCCGGATATGGTTCTGGTGGAGGCGAAAGCGACAGGTACGCCGCTCATCGACGAGCTACGACTTCGGGGCATTCCTGCGCTGGGCTTTTCTCCGGGCAAAGGAACGGATAAGGTGAGTCGTATGCACATGGTTGCTCCGTTGTTCGAAGCTGGTATGGTGTGGGCACCGATGCACGAGAAGTTTGCGGATGAGGTCATCGAGGAAGTAGTTTCATTTCCTCATGGAGAAAACGACGACTTCTGTGATAGTATGACTTTAGCACTCATGCGCGTTAGGCAGGGAGGTTTTATCTCTCTGAAGGGCGAAGAGGAAGACGAACTTGAATGGAGGCCCCGTAAACGGGAGTATTACTGATGGCATTACCACCAAATATGGTCGTACCGGGGCTAGACCTCGACGACACACAGGGCCTTCCGGATCTAGAGATCGACGTATCTTCACCTGAGATGTTCGAGGGCGGCGCAGAAGTTATTGACGACGGTCAAGGCGGAGCGATTGTCCAAGCTATGAGCATGGCAGATGAGATGGATCAGGGGGAACTTATTCCGTTTGAGTCCAACTTGGCGGAGTTCTTGGACGATTCTACCTTGGGAGAGCTTTCCTCTGAACTTCGAGGCATGTACGAAGATGACCTTGAGTCTCGCTCCGAGTGGGAGACGGCGTACGTCAACGGGCTTGACCTGTTGGGCCTCAAGACTGAGGAACGCTCCACCCCGTTTGAGGGCGCTTCTGGCATTACGCACCCGCTTGTTGCGGAGAGTGTAACCCAGTTCCAAGCACAGGCGTACAAAGAGCTACTCCCAGCGGGTGGCCCAGTTCGCACCTCGGTCCTTGGTTTAAAGACCAAGGAGAAAGACGCGCAGGCTACGCGCGTAAAAGACTTTATGAACTACCAGCTCACGGAAGTGATGGAAGAATACGATCCGGATATGGATCAGATGTTGTTCTATTTGCCGTTGTCTGGTTCGACGTTCAAAAAAGTATACTTTGACCAAACGAAACAGCGTGCGGTATCTAAGTTTATTCCTGCGCAGGACTTGGTTGTTCCTTACTCTGCCAGTGATTTGCAGACGGCAAGCCGTGTTACGCATGTTCTCCGCATGGAGATGAACGACGTTGCTAAGATGCAGTATGCGGGTATTTACCGCGACGTAGACTTGAGCGCGTCAGATGACAGCGGACAGGATCCGGTTCGCCAGAAGGTTAACGAGCTAGAGGGCTTGTCCAAGAACTACAGCGACGACGTTCTGACTGTCTTGGAGTTCCACGCTTCGTTGGACATTGAAGGTTTTGAGGACCTAGATCCGCAAACGGGTGAGCCGACAGGTATTAACCTGCCGTACATTGTCACCTTGGACAACTCGTCCGGCGAGGTTTTGGCTATACGTCGCAACTACGACGAGATGGACGTTCTGAAGCGCAAGCGGCAGTACTTCGTTCACTACAAATTCATGCCTGGTTTAGGGTTCTATGGCTTTGGTTTGATCCACATGATCGGTGGCCTTGGTCGCGCGGCTACGAGCCTCCTGCGCCAGTTGATCGACGCGGGTACTCTCGCTAACCTTCCTGCTGGTTTTAAGGCCCGTGGCGTACGTGTGCGCAACAATGATGAGCCGCTACAGCCTGGAGAGTGGCGTGACATCGACGCGCCCGGTGGAAGCATCCGAGACGCTATTGTACCCCTCCCGTATAAAGAGCCGTCAGCTGCCCTTGCATCAATGCTTGGTGGGTTGGTGAACGACG